ATGGCGAAAAATGTAGTGATTACAGGAGCGACCTCTGGAATTGGTGAAGCGATTGCGCGTGCTTATCTGGAGCAGGGGGCGAATGTCGTTCTAACAGGGCGACGGACAGACAGATTAGAGGCTCTCAAGTCAGAGTTTGTAGCAACCTATCCAAATCAAACTGTCTGGATTTTTCCACTGGATGTGACGGATATGGCTGTGGTAAAGACAGTCTGCTCCAATATTTTGGAAACGATAGGGCAGATTGATATCTTGGTCAATAACGCTGGACTGGCTCTAGGCTTGGCTCCCTATCAGGACTATGAAGAATTGGATATGCTGACCATGTTGGATACCAACGTCAAGGGTTTGATGGCAGTTACTCGCTGTTTCTTGCCAGCAATGGTAAAAGCCAATCAGGGTCATATTATCAACATGGGATCGACCGCAGGAATTTGTGCCTATGCGGGTGCAGCAGTTTATTCAGCCACCAAGGCAGCAGTTAAAACCTTTTCAGATGGACTGCGAATTGATACCATCGCAACGGATATTAAGGTGACCACCATTCAGCCAGGGATTGTCGAAACAGACTTCTCTACGGTTCGTTTTCATGGTGACAAAGAGCGTGCTGCGACGGTCTATCAGGGAATCGAAGCCCTGCAAGCTCAGGATATTGCAGATACAGTGGTCTATGTGACCAATCAGCCCCGTCGTGTGCAGATTACAGATATGACCATTATGGCCAATCAACAGGCGACAGGTTTCATGGTGCATAAAAAATAAAAAATTTCTTCGAAAAGTTACAAATTTCTGTAACTTTTTTTGATTCCCTACGAATAGATAAGTAGGAGGAAGAAAATATGTATAATAAAGTTATTCTTATCAATTTGACTAAAATACAAAAATAGCGCTAAACCCTTAAAAGTCTAGCGTTATCGTCATTTCTTCTTTGGTTACAACAATCTCATTTATGACAGATTTTACAATTTTTGAAGCATCTTCATAGCCTAGTTTTTCGGGGTTAAAATCCTTTAAAAGTCTAGCAAGTTTTCGTTGTCTTAGGTTGATCGTGTTCTTCTTTTTGTTTTCTAATTGTTCTTCTAAAAACGCTTTTTCGATTTTTAGTTTTTCGTTTTTTGCATTGAGTTCTTTTCGTGTTATGATTTCGTCCAAGTATAATTCGGTCAACTTATCAAGCCGATTATTTAACTTCTTAAGTTGCTCTTTTATTTCTTCGACTTTCATAGTTTCATCATTCTTTGCAAGCATTTCTTTACGATACTTCGGTTCGAGTTTGATTTTTGATAGTCTTTCAATGACATTCTCTTCCAACTCTTGCTTATCATACCATTTTGAGTTACATCTTTTTGACTTGTCTTTATCAAACCTATGTCTGCATTGATAGCGTTGATACGCTTTCCCTTTTCGATTTTTTGAAGTAACGTATAGACCTAGCGAACCGCCACAATATCCGCATTTTAGCAAACCAGAGAGCATATATTTTGCCTGGAATGGTCTTGGGTTGTTATTTCTTTTTAAAGCGTCTATCTGCCTTTTTTTAAGTTCTAACTGCACAAGGTCAAATAATTCTTGAGAGATGATCGGTTCATGCTGCCCCTCGTATTTTCGCCCTCTATATTTCACGATGCCGAGATATGTTTCATTTTTGAGTAGATATTTTGTTATCGTTTCGCCCCAGGGCCTTTTTCGTCCAACGTGACCTTCAGCATTCAAGTCTCTGATGATCTTGACTACTGACTTACCATTTAAGTATTCCGTGAAGATACGGTTGACAATGAGTGCTTGAGTTGGATTGACCGATAAGATGCCAGTTTCTTTTGAGTAGTCGTATCCGAATGGAATTGTCGTCCATGACATTGCTTTCCCTTTTTTTGCACGTCCTTCTTTGCCTAAGATCATACGTTCTTTTATCTGCTCACGCTCTAGTTGAGCGAATACTGAAAGCATACCAATCGAAGCTTTTCCAAAAGGAGTGGAAGTGTCAAAGTTTTCTTGCAAGCTGATAAAAGCAACGTCATTTTTCAAAAATACATCTTCGATTAAAAAAAGTGTATCTTTCTGGCTTCGGCTTAACCTATCCAGCTTATAGACTAGCACAATATCAAATCTTTTTCTTTTTGTATCGTCAATCAGGCGCTCTAGTTCAGGTCTTTTTGTGTTTGATCCTGAAAACCCACCGTCAACGTAAACATCGTAGATTTTCCAGTCTTTGATTTTGCAGTAGGCTTCAAGCTTATCTTTCTGCTCATCAATTGAGTAGCCTTCTTCAGCCTGGGAAGAAGTTGAAACCCTGACATATATTGCCACCTTATTCGTTGTTTTCATTGATTTTTACCTCATTTCTTGATAGAATGGGTATAGTAAAGAGGGCCATTTAATGCCTTTTACTATACTACCTAATCCTCACACTCAAAATTTGGCGATGGCGAGTGTGGGGATTTTTGTTTTTTTACGAATTATGAACAATAACATCCAACGCCCCCATGATTCGCTGTGCGTTCTCGACTGCTTCTTTATATTCTTTTGAAGTGTTCTTTACTGGCTTTCTAATCAAGTCAATGAATACAACTGGTTTATTGAAGTCATTTGAAGTTACACGAAGAGTCATGTCCAAAATTTTAGAGGTTGATTTTCGTTTGGATACGATACCGCCTGCGACTGCTCCAATGGGTCCGAACATGGCGCCTGCAACCAAGGCTTGACCGACACCTCCCGAAACGACCGTCTGATTATTGACAATCAATTCATAAGATACCAGGTCCTCAAACGAATACCAACCAGTATCATTCTTGTCTTTTTTAACCAAGGACGGGATCAATGACAATCCCATTGTACTAACCGCAAGTGTAGCTTTTGCTGTGCCTTTAATCGCTCCACCGACGATTCCAGAAGAACCTTTTGCTTTGCGTGCTCCGTTAATTCGATAAGTGCGATGGTGTCTGTCAATCTCAAGCGGTCCGACTTTGTCTGTTTTCCTGCTTCTAGCAGCAGGAGATGGAGAGACTGGTTTATTGACTGGCTGAGGTTGTTCAACTGGTTCTTGGTTAGCGATGGAATAACCACAATTTGGACAGAACTTGTAACCCTCTACGGGATTGCCACACTCAGGACAAAATTTCATATTGACCTCCTAACTAAAAAGCTCTTCGGCATTCTTTTCGGTTTGCCAAAATGACAGTAACTCTTGATTGAAATACGAACTTATTCCTCCACAATCAGGACAGTATCTAGCAAAACCAGGCAAAGTTTTTCCACAACCTTGTGTTTCCTTATAAAGCTCAAACGTAGGGTACGGCGAGAAAGGGTTTTCGTCAAAAGGCCCGGAGCCTATACATATATTTCTAAGATAAGTTGCACATATAGAACAGAACTTATCAGAACTATCAATATCTTCATTTTCGCAGCGAGGGCAACTAAATGGAAACCCTTCCTCATTGAGCAATATTTGTGAGTATCTCATTTCTTCTTTTTCTGCCTCCTTTTTTTCTAAAAATAAAGAAATATCATTTTCCCCTTTTCCGTGCAGTGAATGGCAAATAGGGCAATAGTTGACTGTCCTCGAGATTGAGGAATGGCAATTATAACAAATCCTAGTAGTCTTGTCTTTTTTTATATAAGGTTTAAACCTTTCTTCTACATCATGCCCGACTTTTACCAGTCCTATTTTTTGCATACTTTTTAAATTTTTAATAACATAAGTAGCTACTGTATAAGAAACGCAAAAAACACGTCGGATAAACTGTACATCCATGGCATGAAAGAATTGCACGTAATTACCAAGAACCGGAAAAGGTACTAAAAGATGCTTACCAAAAAAATTTGCTTCACGTTCAAACTCGTTGTATTCTGAGTCCGTCAAATTATATCTTGATATGATAGTCTTATCTGTTATTTCATTATGACGTAAAACGTAATGCCCTAGCTCGTGTGCTATCGTAAAACGGATACGCTCTTTGCTAGTTACAGCATCATTATAAAGCAAAATATAAGTATCAGTAGGTTCTTGATACCATAAAGCGCCATCATCGCTTTGTAGAAGATTTGTGACTTCTTCTAGTTCCAATCCATGTTTCCTAGCAAAGGCAGAGTATTTCATCAAATACAAATTATCTATTTGATTGATAATATAGATTAGATTAACTGGTAATTGGCCATCTGTGTACTTGTTTAAAAAATCGTAAGCTAGATTTTGTAGCTCTTTATAGCTGAGTTTTCTATATGTCGTGCTCGTTGTCGCCACCTCCACTTAGAACATCTTGAAACGTTAGATCCATAAGTTGTAGCAATCTTTCTTGATCCGCCACACTTAGAGATTTAGCTTTTCGTTGAATCGTTTTAAATGTAGAACTTTCTTCTTCAATTCCAGAAGAAGGATTTGTTAAATCTGTAGACATTAATTTTGATAGTGACACACCAAAAATTTTTGCTATATCATTAAGAACTCCAGCTTTAGGAGTATATTTTCCTTTTTCCCATTCACTAATTGAAGATGAACTTTTTCTACCTAACCTCGTAGCAAGATCTATTTGTTCGAGGCCCTGTTTTTGGCGAAGAAATTTCAAATTTGTTGCGAAATAATTTTTTTCTTCTTTCATCGTTGCGGTCTCCTTATTAATTTCTTTCTTATATAATATCACTTTTTCCGAACTGTGTAAAACAAAAAGAGAAAAAAATTTCTAAAAAAATGAAATAAAACTCTTGACATCGGAAAAACCGAAGTGTATAATGAATATATAATTTACGAAAGGAGATATGTATGACAAATACATTAAAAGTTCTACGTCGTTTCCGAAACAAAACTCAACAAGAGTTATCTAAAGAAACAGGCATTACTGCGAGAACTATTCAAAGATATGAATCTAGTCCTACTAATCTAAGAAGTGCTAGTTATAAAAATCTTGTACTACTTGCAAATGCTTTAAACGTCACTGTTGACGATTTTTTCTTGGACAACGTTTCGGAATTTCTGAAATTACCGAATTAGAAAGGAATAATATGGAATTAACTATTATTAACGAGCAGGAAGTTCTCGGAAAACACTTCACAGTATACGGCACATCAGATGAACCATTGTTTGTTGCAAAAGATGTGGCTGAATGGATTGATTATGATGTATCTAGTGTAAATAAAATGCTAGATAAAATCGATGAAGATGAAAAGCTGGTCGGAACATTATTCCGTTCAGGTCAAAATAGAGAAGTATGGTTCTTAACAGAAAACGGTCTCTACGAAGTTCTTATGCAATCTCGAAAACCGTTGGCAAAAGAGTTCAAGAAAAAAGTAAAAGAAATCTTGAAATCTATTCGTAAGCATGGCTTGTACGCTATTGATGATCTGCTGGAGAATCCAGACATGGCAATCGCAGCGCTTCAGAAGCTAAAAGAAGAACGACAATTGCGTTTACAAGCACAAGAAGAAGTGGCTCAAAAGAATCAAATCATCCAAGAACTACAACCGAAAGCAACATACTACGACTTGGTCTTGCAAAATAAAACACTTGTACCGATTTCCGTAATTGCCAAAGATTACGGGATGAGTGCTACGAAGTTGAACAAGGTCTTACATGAACTTAAAGTCCAATACAAACAAGGTAGCACATGGCTGTTGTATCAAAAATATTCTAGTAAAGGTTACACACAATCTAAGACACATACGATTGATGCCGATTGTAGCAAGATGCACACATACTGGACGCAAAAAGGTCGCTTATTCATCTATGACTTGTTGAAGAATAAGAAAAATATTTTACCTTTGATTGAACAAGAGGAGGTAGCCTAAGCGTGCCACGAGCGAACAGCTTTATTCTTCAGGTTATTGAAGATTATGGGATTGAATAGGAGGAAGAAAATGAAACCAAAACGATACCCGTATAGTGGGGAAAGAAAAAAGCCTATCGGGCAATCGATAGACTTAGTTAAAAGAATTAGTATACTTGAATCTCAAGTGATCAGTATAGCAAATCATGAAATGTTCAGAATGCCATCTTCACGTTCTTCAACCGTATAACCAGCATTTATACATTCTGAAATAATTTCATCTTTAGGAATAGCGTATAGTCTAGGATCTACGCAACAAATCTTAAACGCTGGATCACTTAGAACATACTGAATAAAACGGTCTAAATCATCCCAATTGTAGTTAGGATAATTCTTTTCAGGTCTAGGTCGTAATCGTGACATTATTTTCCCTCCTTTCTGTTGAAATTTTGACTAAAACGGTGAGAGGTCTTAGTCAAAGTTATTATAGCAAATTAGGAGAAAATTACCTCAGTCTTGAGACTGATATAGGAGGTTGAATGGAAGCTAAAATCATCGAACTTGCTGATTACTTCATCAGAGAAAATACAACGTACAGAGAAGCTAAAATAGCGTGTGAAAAGCTATTGAAACAAGTTAGCCACGAGATAGAACTAAGGGCGATGGAAAGCAAGACGAGGGCATGAAATGAGACCAAGAAAATATCCGTACAAACAAAAACCACTCTTTCCTTCGACAAAAAGAGTGGAGAAAGCAATCAGTGAGCTTGAAGCGCTGAAAGAGCACTATCTGAGCTTGCCTGATGAATTGAGGCCTAGAGCGAAAGCGCTAGTTGATGAAGAATCAGACTATGTTACTGATTATGATCTTGAGATTGTTTCATTCGAGCTAAGACTTCGTTTTCGTGAGCTGCTAACATTCTTCGAACAATGTCCTTAACTTCACGGACTTTTACTGGTTCGAAAGTATGATTGTCATCACGAACTAGCTCAATGAGTTCATCAATCATTTTATCAATAAAAGGGCTATATGCCATAATATCACCTCCTTTCTGACTACATTATAGCAGAAATGGAGATTAGAAATAGAAAGGAGAAAGAATGATTGAAAATAAGCGAAGTCAAAAACAATGCTTTTTATCAAATGCCGCAGTGGCTTTATGAACCACCATACAACGCACTGAGCGACAAAGCTAAGCAGATATATATGTTCCTCTTTGATAGGCGTACTTTATCAATTCAAAACAAATGGTTTGATGAAAAAGGAGATGTGTTTGTGTACTATACAAACGAGCAACTCATGGAAAAGCTTAATTGTAGCAAGCCGACAATCATATCAGCAAAGAAAGAACTTGCTGATATGCAATTACTTAGAGAAGTTAGGCAGGGAGTAAATAAGCCGAATCGTTTATATATTTCCGGAAGTAAAAAAACTTTACTTCAAGAAGTAAAAAAAGTTGACCACGGAAGTAAAAAAACTTTACTTCAAGAAGTAAAAAAAGTTGACACAATCAAGACTGATAATATCAAGACTAATATATCAAGACTGAGTGAACCAGATGGTGCTGGTGCTAACTCTTTATATAGTATAGAGGACGCACACGCAGAAAATGATTTGGGAATTGTTCATGATTGGATTTTTTCAGAGTTTGGTCGTTATCCTACACCATTTGAAATTGAGGATTTAAAGTCATTCTTGCAAGACCATAGTAAAGAGGTTATCAAGTTAGCCATCAAGGAATGCGTGGGGAACGGTAAGCCTTATTTCAAGTATCTAAGTAGCATCTTGAGAGACTGGAAACAAAAAGGTCTTGTTACCGCTGAGTTAGTCGAGAATAGGCAAAAACCTGCTCGGTCAAGTAGTAAGTCAAACGGTCGCTTGAGATTATCCGATGACGGATATGATCCACGGCTTGGATTTTAGGGGGTGCGCATGCAAGTAGTATCAAGTAAAGAATTACAAGAACGAGCCTTGCAGGTTGAGACGTTGAAGCAACAATGCCCAAAGCACGAAGGGGTCTATATGTGGCGGTCAGTCAACCCTTGCACTCGCGACACGCTGACCTATTGTCCTGAATGCGTTCAAGAAACTATCAACCAGAACGCAAGCGAGCAGTTGGCTATTGCTGAAGCTCAAATCAGAGATACAAGGTCCTACTCTCTCTTCATGAAAGAGAGCATCATCCCGAACGACTTAAAAAATGCGACAGTTGGGAATTTTGAAATCCATACAGACCAGGATGCAGCAGCAGTCAATTTCGCTAAACGTGTCACGGCTGACTATGTGAAAGAGCGCTACGAAGGAAATACGATTATCTCTGGACCGCCTGGAGTTGGCAAGAGCCATCTGGCCGTCGGGATAGCTAAGACCTTAAACGAGAGCTTTCAAATGCTCCAAGTCCGCAAGTCGGTCGTCTATATGCCATCGATGGAGTTATTCTCTCGGATGCAAGAGGCTTTTCAATACAAGGACTCAAAATGGGAACAACGCTCAGTTGTGAAGTTTCTGCAAAGTGTTGATTTCTTGATTTTGGATGACCTTGGCAAAGAATCGAGCGTTGGGAACGAAATCCGACAAGGCAATAACTGGATGCAAAAAGTCCTGTATCAGATACTTGAGAACAGGACGAATACAATTATCACAACTAATTTTGAGGGCAAACACCTCAAAGAACTCTACGAGCAAAGTCTCGTAGATAGAATAACGAAAGGAAACATGAAGACGAATGCCTTTAAATTCAGCAAAGACACAGCTTCAAGACGCTCCTTGTCAGCAAGTGACTACTGAGGAACGTAAGCGAGCCATTGAGCAGTTCGAGAGCCAATTTTACAGGCTGTCGACTCTGCTTAAAGAACGGTTGATGATCACGACAGACGAACGGTTCACAAACAAGATGAACGAGCTGACGTATTATGCGACAAATGGAAGTGTCTACTCGACATAAAAATAAAAGCACCTGACGGCAATCAGGCGCTCAACAAAATTATTCAAGGAAATTATATCACGAAAGGGGCAAAAATGAAAGTCACAGTATATGCTTACGGTCGAAAATTAGAACCAGATGAACCAATTACCATCCCAGAAAATCATCGTTTCTATGATATCTTGCACGGAATTGCAAATGAAATGCTTGATAAAGAGGAAGAGGTAGCTTAATGAAACTACTTACTAAATTAAAACTCAGTCTTGAGGGAATCATCAAGGAAGTGAACCTTGACTGGAGAGAGGTTGCAATCGAGACTAGCAACGACCTTCTTGAAGAGCGCAAACGTCGCTTTGCTTTCGAGCAGGAAAACTACGATTTGAAGCAGGAGCTTGCTGCTTACAAGTATAAAGAAAACTTTGATATCAAGGCTAGACTACAAGGAGGAATGTAGATGTACATTATATCGATCTATGTCAAGAATACTGAAACTGGAAACGAGGATTTCAGTATGATTGGACGTGACTTTTTGCCAATTGGCAAGCAAGATTATTCGGCTACTGTTTTCGAGACCAAAGAAGAAGCTATTGCTTATTTGAAGTCAGCATCATATGAAGCTGCGGGAACTTATGGCAACGACTGGGAATTTCAAGACAAGACTTCTTCTGGAGTGGAATCCCGTTGTCGAATTTGGAAAGTCGGAGAATAAAGAAAAAAGGAGAACAATATGTTTAAAGCACTAAAAACAATCAAGAAAATCAAACAACTTCAGAAAGAAATGCACGCTTTCAGCCTTGCCTTTCTAGCTCTACAATATATGGGCTTGATGCCAGAAACTGAAAGAAGCAAAGCAAAGGCTCAAGCAATCCATGATGTAAGCCACATGATCAAGGACGTCTTGGACGGCAAGTCTGTAGATGAAGCCGTGAAGCACCTAGATATCAAAGTGAAAACTGAAGAGGTGGAGCAAGATGATGACAGTTCCAGAGATTGAAAATAAGCTCTATTCATGCGTGACAGTGAACGAGCGCAAACGCCTTGACTGGTACAAAGAACATGATGTGAAGAAGTATCTGAAGGAAATTGCTAAACTCTGGAGGAAGTACGAGGACCAACTGGATGGACGGATTATTTAACTACGACAGAGATATGATGCAACTGCCTGAAGAGCGAGAAGAACTCGACCCAAGCCAGTTCGTATATATTGGATGCGGTCAGTATCGATATGTAGGTGATGAAGTTTAAAAGCGAAAGGAGCACACATGATCAGTAGAGAAATGAACGAAACTGAGACAGAGGTCTTGAATTTGATTATTAACCGAGCCAGTTTTGAAGAGCCTATCACGGCATTGGACATCCGAAAAGAAACAGGTCTGTCAAAGCGTATGCTTGAGCAAGTGATTGAAAGCCTGCGAGTGAACTTCAAGCATCCGATAGTTGCCAAGAAATTTAAACCGAACGGATACTATCTTCCTCGAAATGAAGAAGAAAGGCAGGCAGGTCTAGCACCGTATCGCAGACAGATTCTGACCGAGCAGAAGAACTTGTCCATCGTCATGGCCGTTGATCTAGAGAAGTATTGGAAGTTAGAGCATGATTGAAGAACTACAAGCAGAAATCAGGCAATGGCGCTCGGATTATATCCATCTTGGCCAAGAGCTAGGAGAAATCATCAACGAGCAGCAGGATATTATTTTGAAATTGCAAAACGAAAACAGACGTATAAAGCGTGAAAATTGGAATTTGAAGAAAACGAAAGGAAGAAAGAAATGACAGACACAACAACAATGTTAGCAAACATGATTTTAATTGCACTTGAAAACCAAGAAAGATGGGTTAGCGAGCCACGCTTTGAAACTTTATCAATTATTGAAGATATTAGAACATCTAATAAAATCATCTCAAAACAAGTGGATGAAGACGGAGATGTAATCGAAAAATTTGACGGATACAGAAATCAAGAATTGGAAGATAAGTTGAAATTGATTGAAGCTACTTTCAAAAAAGATGAAGCAGATTATAAACGATACAATAGCGCGAAAATCAATGCTATGGAGAAAAACTTAGGAATGATTAAGTCTATTGTAAAAATGTATGGAGCGCAAAGCGAGGAGTAAGTATGGCAACACTTTACGAATTAACAGGACAATTCCTTGATATCTACAATTTGGAATTGGATGAAGAAACCAAATTAGATACGCTTGAAAGTATCGACTGGAATAGCGACTACGAAAACAAAGTAGAAAACTATATCAAGGTTATGAAGAACCTTGAAGCAGACATTGAAGCACGAAAAGCAGAAATCAAGCGCCTGACCGAATTAAACAAAGCTGATGAAAAGAAGAAAGACCACTTGAAAGAAACACTTTCTGCAAGCATGCAGCTAACTGGCCATGAACGAGTAGACACATCACTATTCAAGGTATCTTTCCGTAAATCTGAAGCCGTGGAAGTGGACGACTTACTTCTTCCGGAAGCCTATAAAGTTGCAACGTGGAAAGCTGACAAGAAGCGCTTGAAAGAAGACTTGAAAAATGGCCTTGAGATTTTGGGAGCTGAACTCGTCGAACGTAAAAATTTGAGTATCAGATAGGAATTAAAAAATGGTAGAAAAAAAACAAAGTATCTATGAAAAATTGGCGAATATTCAGAATGAATTGAAAGCACCTAAAAATCAGTATAACTCATTCGGTAAGTATAACTATCGAAATGCTGAAGACATTGAAGAAGCGTTAAAACCTATCTGTTTGAAGTATCGTGCAACGTGCTTGATTTCAGAAGTAACGACTGAAGAACTTGCAAGCGAATTGATCACAAAAGTTACTGTTTCACTCATGGATTGGGATAGCGAAAACGTGGTAACGGTTATCGGACGAGCAAGGGAAGAACGCACAAAAAAAGGTATGGATGCTTCTCAAGTATCGGGCGGAGCGCAAAGTTACGCTACTAAGTACGCACTCAGTCAAATGTTTTTGATTGACGATAGCAAGGATGCTGACACGGATGCTGATTATATCCAAAGTGGACGAGCAAACCAAAAGCAAGCGAAAGCTAAACCGAACAAACAAGATGAACCCGTAATTTCAGTTGAAAAAGCAAACTACTACTTGAGAGAAGTTGCTAAAATCTCGACCAAAAAAGGAAAAGAAGACGGCTCTATTGTGAAATGGTTCTTGCAACATTTAGGAGTTGTGGACTACAAACAAATTAAAGAGTCACAAGTAGAACAAGCTGATATGCTTTTAAGAAAATTGAAAGGAAACTAAAACATGATTAACAATACTGTACTTGTCGGAAGACTTACCAAAGACGTGGAGCTGCGATATACCCCGTCAAACGTGGCCGTGGCTACGTTTACCCTTGCAGTCAATCGCACGTTTAAAAACGAAAATGGCGAGCGTGAAGCTGATTTTATAAATTGTGTTATGTGGCGACAACAAGCTGAAAATCTTGCAAACTGGGCGAAAAAAGGCGCATTGATTGGAATTACTGGACGCATTCAGACACGAAGCTACGATAACCAGCAAGGTCAACGGGTTTATGTAACTGAAGTAGTTGCTGAACTATTCAAACTTTTAGAGAGCAAAGGACAAGGCAATCAAGGACAACAACGACAAGCACGACAACAAGCGCCCGACTTTTCACGAAGCGCAAACACAAATCCGCTAGATATTTCAGATGATGATTTGCCATTCTAGGTGATCGAATATGATGAAATTAATTTTAGAAATCGAGCCTAAGCCTCAATCACGGCCAAGGTTTGCGAGACGTGGGAACTTTACCACGACTTACGAGGACAAGGATATGAAATCATGGCGCAATCAATGCCAGTTTTTGGTTGCTAATCAGTACTGGGGTCAGCCTATCCTTGAAGGAGCGCTGAGAGCAAAGGTTAGATTTTACATCAAACCTCCTCAGTACATTTCTAAGGCCAAGAAGAACCAGCAGGCGTTATTGGATGAAGTTATTCCAGTAGGCAAAAAACCTGACATAGACAACTACGAGAAAGCTCTATACGACAGCATGTCAGGGATAGTATTTAAAGACGACGGTCAGATAGCCCTGCATGATGTAGGCAAATTTTACAGCTTAAACCCGAGGATAGAGGTTGAGGTAGATAGGTTAAACCATGAAATACAACAAACAAACAATGATTGACGGGTTGAAGCGGTCAATCGAGCAGACGGAGGCAAGGATAGTAGAGTTATCTAAACCTTGTGTCAAATCACTTGCATTTAGCAGGTCAGAAGAACGGGACTTGCTGAAAAAGCGAGTGAAGAAAATGAAAGAACAGTTGGAGGAATTGGAAGATGAAGAAGCAGGAATTGATTGAACGGATAGACGGTTTAAAAAATATTTTCGGGAATAAATGTGAATACATCAAAATAGACTTGATGATAGAACTCGTTTCTGAATTAGACGAACCAGAAAAAGTCAAAGTTCCGCAGTGTGTTCATAAATATATTCAAGAAGCCAAAAAATATAATTGGGACTTGCAAGATTTAATGAAGTCTATAGATGATGAAGATAGTGAGGAACTTCAAAGATGGTTTTATCACGAATGTAATCAAGAAACACTTGCCCGTGCATGGCTTGACGGCTACGAGGTCGAGGAAGAGAAGCGGTATCTTGTGAAGGTGAAAGGGGTAAACGAAGAATGCGAGTGTTTATTTTTCGGGGAACTTTCGAATACTTGGAAGTTTAGAAGTCTTGGCAGTTTTGGAGAGTTTAAGAAACACCACACCCGCAAAGAGCTTGAAGAAGCTGGCTTCGGCTGGGTATTCGATTGCCCAGGTATTGAGATTGAGGAGGTAACGGATTGAAACGAAGAAAAAGCATATCTAAAGCCACTAGACAAAAAGTCCTAGATAAGTACGGTGGTCACTGTGCTTATTGTGGAAAGGTTTTGGACCTAAAAACTTTGAGAGTGGATCATTTGCATCCTCACTATCGAGGGGGAGAGGATAGTTTTGAAAACTATATGCCTGCTTGCTATCAATGCAATTTCTACAAATCTACTTTTCTGTTAGAAGAATTTAGAGAGCAGATGTCTACCTTGCACGAAAGAATCACCAAGCCATTTATAGCAAGGCTCGGATTGGATTATGGAATCATTAAAATTGAACCATTCGACGGAAAGTTTTATTTTGAGGAGGAACACGAGAAGTGAAACGATTCATCGCAATCTGGATTCTTGTCTCAGCTGGATTAAATATCTGGCAGATGGGCAGGATTCGAGATTTAGAAGAAAAGCGCCCGATTGTCGTCTACAAAGCAGATAACGTAGGCGCAGAAATCAAAGGCAGAGTCGTCGAGAAAGAACGACATGGCAACCTATACACGCTTACCATTCTTGATTACGGGGTGTTCGTGGTTACGAAGGAAGTGTATGATAAAGTAAAAATTGGGGATGAGGTGAGGTTATGAAATTCCTAGATCTATTCGCTGGCATCGGTGGGTTTCGTCTTGGAATGGAATCCGCTGGTCATGAATGTGTTGGTTTTTGTGAAATAGACAATTTTGCAAGAGCTAGTTATAAGGCTATACACGACACGAGGGGAGAAATTGAATTACATGACATCACAGCAGTATCAGATGAGTCTATTCGAAGAATCGGACGTGTGGACATTATCTGTGGAGGATTTCCGTGCCAGGCTTTCAGCATTGCAGGAAATAGACGAGGTTTTGAAGATACACGAGGAACTTTGTTCTTTGAGATTGCTAGGTTCGCATCTATTCTCAGACCTCGATATCTATTCCTTGAGAATGTCAAAGGACTCCTCAACCATGAAAACGGAATTACATTTGAGACCATTATCTCAACCTTGGATGAGCTGGGGTATGATGTGGAATGGCAAGTGCTTAACAGCAAGGATTTCGGAGTCCCCCAAAATCGGGAACGTGTGTTCATTATCGGACATCTTAGAGGAGAACGTACCAGAAGAATTTTTCCTCTCAGCGGAGAAAACCAGTCAACTAGTAGCCAATCAGTCGTGAAAATCGGTAATGTCAACCCATCTGGTATCGGCATGAATGGAGAAGTCTATCAAGCTGACGGCCTAGCTCCTACTCTCACAACAAATAAGGGAAAGGGGCAAAAGATAGCGATAAAAAGCAATACTATAAAACAATTTGGGGTATTGCAACCCAATTTTAATCAATGTGGGGTAGTTTACGAAACAGACGGCATCGCACCAACTATCAGAGCATATCAAGGTGGAGGACTTGAACCTAAAATTATTCAGCGTGGTCATGGTTATAATCAGGGTGGAGTGCATGAAATAGCTCCTACACTGACAAGTAATAGCTATCACGAAAATAACCATTTATCTTTTGGCTATCGGATCAGAAAACTAACACCTCGTGAGTGCTGGAGATTACAAGGTTTTCCAGACTGGGCTTTTGATAAGGCGCAAGAGGTCAACTCTAACAGTCAACTATACAAACAAGCAGGAAATAGCGTGACTGTGAGTGTTATTGCTGCTATCGCAAAGGAGTTACAATGAACACACTCTGTATTGAAAACTGTAACGTATACCTTCAAGGCAACGTTTATGAAAACTCAGAGCTTTTAGAGGTAGAAGAATGAACCCAGAAATAATTGATAACGTAAACAACCCAAGTCATTACCAAGGTCGGTATGGCATGCAATCTATCGATGCTTTAAGAAATTTCATGACACCAGAACAACTGAAAGGCTTTTATCTTGGAAATGCTTTGAAATATCAGTTGCGCTTCCAAAAGAAAAACGGTCTTGAAGATTTGAAAAAAGCACGCAAGAACCTTGATTGGCTGATTGAGGAGATGGAGAATGGACTATGAAACACCTTTAACAAAGAGACAGCGTGAATTATTCGCTTTCATGCTAAAACAAAAGAGGATTGATAACAAGGTTACTTTGAAAGAGTTAGGAAGTAAGCTAGGCTATTCAATTGCAACAATCTCAAATTGGGAGAATTTAAAATCCGCTCCTGACATGTATAACGTTGAAGATGTAGCGACTTATTTCAACTTGCCTATGAATGTATTTATTGGGGAGGGGTGATAGGGTGCAGAGAGCTATTGAGAAAGAACTCAAGAAACTAAAATTTAAGAATGTTAAAATACAATCACTACATTGCGAAATCATCAATCTAAGGTCTGGTATCATGAAAGGTCAGACTTTTGACAGTATGCCGAAATCTCAGAGCAATGATAATCGCACTGAGGAAATGAACATCAAGGCTATTGATCGCATAGCTGAACTCTATCAAGAAATTGAGAGGGAATACAAGGAACAAGAGGAACTTGTTAGAGCGATTGAAGAGTTAGAAGAGCCGATTGAGAACATTGTAATGCGATTGCTCTACATTGATGGGCTATCTTGGTCTCAAGTAGAAAGAAGATTGAATTGCAGTCCAGCTACTATACAAAGAGCTAGAGATAAAGCGATAGCTAAATTAGTTAAAATCTTTGATAGTAACGATAGTAAATGATAATCTTAAAGTGATATTATTGTATTGTCAGCAAGTACGGTAAAACGAACTGATGGCTCCTTTAATAATTTTTTTGTAACGGTATCAGGGACGTTTAGTCTCTGATGTCGTTATTTTAGACTTTTAGTGTAGCGGTAACACAGCAGTCTCCAAAACTGTTATCGTGGGTTCGATTCCTGCAAAGTCTGTGAGAGGTCTTGCATTAAGTCACACATTAGTGTGGCTTTTTGGTTTTTTGAATGGAGGTGATGGAAAATCGCTAAACTAACTTTAAAACAACAGAGATTTGCTGATGAGTACATCATCAGTGGGAATGCGACGGATGCTGCTATCAAAGCTGGCTATGCTAAGAGGTCGGCCGGCCAGATAGGTGAGCAGAACTTGAAAAAACTTGAAATTAAGAAATACATAGATGAACGCTTGGATCAGCTTGCGTCTGAGAAAGTCGCAACGCAGGAAGAGGTCCTGAGTTATTTAACTTCAGTAATGCGAGGAGAAACGCAAGAGCAGACCTTGATAAGCATTGGAGAACTAGGCCAAACGATTACTGATATAGATGTCGGGGCGAAAGATAGAATCAAGGCTGCGGAACTTCTGGGTAAACGGCATAGGCTTTGGACGGATAAAGTCGAGGCAGATATTTCTGGAACGGTGGTGTTTGCGAATGAGTCAGAGATACCAGATTGAGCCAAATGATATTATTGTCGACTTACCTAAGACAGTAGGGGCGGGATACGGACAGTTCTGGCGCTCAAGAAATCTTTATCGAGTTGTTAAAGGATCTCGTGGTTCGAAGAAGTCTAAGACGACTGCTTTGAATTATGTTATACGTCTTTTGAAATATCCGTGGGCTAACTTGCTTGTTATCCGTAGATATTCGAATACGAATAAGCAATCGACTTACACGGATTTTAAGTGGGCAGCTAATCAACTAAAAGTCGCTCATAAATTCAAATTCAATGAGTCGTTACCCGAAATAACCATCAAAGAGACTGGACAGAAAATTCTTTTTCGGGGTTTGGATGATGAGCTTAAAATCACATCTATCACGGTAGATGTAGGAATCCTTTGTTGGGCTTGGTTTGAGGAAGCATATCAAATCGAGACTGAAGACAAGTTCAGTACGGTTGTCGAGTCAATCCGTGGTAGCTTAGATGTACCTGATTTCTTTAAACAAATCACAGTCACGTTTAACCCGTGGAACGAGAGGCATTGGCTCAAGCGTGTGTTCTTTGATGAAGAGACTAGACGGGCTGATACGCTCTCGATGACGACTACCTATCGATGCAACGAGTGGCTGGATGAAGTCGATATCAAGCGCTATGAGGATTTGTATCACACAAATCCAAGGCGTGCGAGAATTGTTTGTGACGGTGAGTGGGGCGTTGCTGAAGGTCTAATCTACAACAACGTGACTGTCAAGGACTTTGACAAAGATGAGTTGTTGCAAAAACCTGCTAACAAGTTGTGCATCGGTCTTGACTTTGGTTTTACTCATGATCCAACTGCTTTGTGTTGTTCGCTAATAAACGACACGACGAAAGAGATACACATCTTTGACGAAGCGTACAAAGTCGGTTTGATAACCAAGGAAGTCGCTAAGATGATAAAAGATAAAGGTTATCATCGCTCGACAATCATCGCAGATAGCGCAGAGTCACGACTGATTGAGGAATTAAGGTCAGAACACGGCATATCTCGAATTAAAGAGAGCAGAAAGGGAAAGGATAGTATCATGGCAGGCGTATCCAAATTGCAAGGATACGCTATTTATGTGCATCCTAGTTGTGAGCATATCATGGATGAATTTTACAGTTATTGTTATCAACGAGACAAAGAGGGCAATTGGTTGAACAAACCAGAAGATAAAAACAACCACTTGATGGATGCGTTGCGATATAGCCTTCAATGTATTGAGGGTGGGAAAGCAACCGTCCGTAGACGCTCACAGTACGGTTTATAGAAAGGAATTAAATGTATCAGATTTTAACTTATCCACGGGATGGATATGATGAAACAGCTTTGAACAAGGAATTGATTTTCAAGCTGATTCGCAAGCACACACAAGAACGCAATCACTTGCAGAAATTGAAGAAATACTACTTGGGTGACCATGCTATCTTGAATCATACGAGAAGAAATCAGAATGCGCCGAATTATAAGACGGTAGCCAATCACGCTAAGGATATTGCAGACACATCTACTGGCTATTTCATGGGCAATCCTATCAAGTATAACAACACTGCCGAGAGCGACCTTGAGCCTTTGCTTAAGGCTTTTGATGGCGCTGAGATTGACCAAGTGGATGCGCAGAATGCTTTGAACATGGCTATCTATGGACGTGCTTACGAATACATCTATGCCAAAGAGGGACTGACTGAGCTTGATTCGACTAGCGTAGATCCCGAAAACGTGTTCCTGGTTTACGATGACAGCATCGAACGCAAAGCCTTGTTTGCAGTCTACTACTACGAAATTAAAGACGATACGAAAGATGCGACTAAGTATCAAGCAGAAGTCTTTACTCAGAATCTGCATCATCACATCGTGCTGCGTGATTCGAGCAAAGGAACGACGCAGGATGAGAATGTAGAACCTCACAACCTTGGGCAAATCCCAATCATCGAATACCGCAATAATCACTTTACGATTGGTGATTACGAGCAACAAATCAGTTTGATTGATGCTTACAATTCGTTGATGGGCAATCGAGTCAATGACAAGGAGCAAGCAGTAGAGTCTATTCTTGTTCTGTACGGCGCGCAGTTAGCTGACAATCTGGAAGATGCCAGGGAAGCAATGAGCATTCTTGCTGAAGAGGGTCTTTTGGAATTACCAGCAGATGCCAAGGCCGATTTCTTAAAGAACGCTCTGGACGAGAATGCAACTGAAATCTTGCGCAAGGCTTTGAAAGAAGACATCTACACATTCAGCCATGTGCCGAATTTGACAGATGAGAACTTCGCGGGCAATAGTTCGGGGGTAGCCATGGAATTCAAGCTACTAGGTCTTGAAATGATTACTAAGACGAAAGAAGCAAATTATAAGCGTGGACTAAGACAGCGTATTGCTATCTTCGCTCACTATTTGGGCATGCAGCAGATTGCTCTTGAAGCACATTCAATCGTTCCACAGTTTAGCCGTGGATTGCCTAAGAACTTGCTCGAATTGTCACAGATTATCAATAATCTTGAAGGTAAGGTCTCACTTCGTCAGCTTATTTCGCTCTTGCCATTCGTTGAAGATCCTGACGCTGAACTTGAAGAACTCGAAGAAGAGAAAGAGAAGAATAGGGACCGTGTGTCATTCTTTAACCAGGCTAACACGGAGCCAGACGAAGAGGTGACAGATGAAGAACGAGGACTATTGGGCGAAGAGGAAGGCTAATCTCATCTATGAGCAGATGGACAAGGCTGAGAGGCAAGCGGACAAGTTCGACGAGATTTACAAGCAATCTAAAGCATATTTAGACAAGCAAATCAACAAGGTCTTTGACAAGTTTCAGCGTGATTATGGTTTGAGCGAGCGTGATGCTCGTCAGGTTTTAAAGAACATGAAGGGCCAAAAGGACCTGAATGAACTTCGTAAGGTTCTTGAAGCTAGACCAAATGACCCAAATATACAACGATTGCTTGCTGATTTGGACAGTCCAGCTTATGCCTATCGCATGAAGCGCCTAGAGCGTCTAAACGACGATTTAGACCGCATGCGTGAGTCTATCTATCATTCTGAGAAGACAGGCTCAGACGCCTTTTACAGCAACCTCATGAAAGATAGCTACTACAAGGCTACTTTTGACTTGCAGCAGCAGACAGGACTGGCTTATAGTTTCTCTAATCTCCCTGAAACAGAAATCAAGCGTCTACGAGGTCTAAAATGGACGGGAGAGGGCTATTCGGATAGGATATGGGAAAATACAGGGGCGCTTGCTTCAAGCGTGAAAGACGAGCTCCTAGTGAGTCTCATGACGGGTCGGAGTGTAAGAGATACATCTCAAGCAATCGCAGAACGGTTTGAGGTTGGTCAAAACAACACAAGGCGTTTAGTTCGTACTGAGTCAGCGTTCTTTCATAATCAAATGGAACTGCTCAGCTATGAAGATGCTGAGATTACAAAGTATCGCTTCGTAGCGGTATTGGACAGACGGACGTCACACATCTGTCAAGAGCATGACAACAAGGTCTATGATACGGACAAGGCTGTTCCTGGTGTGAACTATCCACCTCTGCATCCGTGGTGTAGGTCTACGACTATTGCACACGACGAGGACGCAGACTACAGCAAACTAGAACGTAGAGCAAGGAATCCTAAGACTGGCAAAGTCGAGTATGTGCCTGCTGATATGAGTTATAAAGAGTGGTATAGCAAGTATGTTGATGGCGATGAGGCTCTCAAGGAATCTAAGCCAGAAATAGTTGATGAAACTTTTGCCCCAGACTATAAGAAATATCCGAAATTGACAGACGAAGAAATCTCTAAGATGCAAGAATGGTCTGATAGTATATTCAAGAAGAAGTACAAGCGGGGAGAAAGAACACCTACCGATGGCTTTGTTAACTATACAAAGAATGATTATGGTGTCATCAACAGAATTTCGTCAGGAGCAAAACCAAGAACTAGTTTTACTCAAGAAGAAGTCGAAGCATTGGCTGTGGAGAAACGTATTAAACCTAGAGAAGCTAAGCAGTATTTCTATGATGAAATAATGAGAGACCAAACAGGTGTCCGTCTTACTAAAATTCTCGATGAAAGTCTTTCCAAATGGGCGACACCTAGAGATTTGAGAGCTTATAGGAAGATTAAATTTTCTCGTCCTAACCTAGAGTTCATGAACCTAAAACCGGGCGACACGTTGGTACAAGATAGTTTTATGTCAACTACTCTCGACTTGAGAGCGATTAGTGATAATTTTAACGGTAATCATAAAGTCGTTTATGAAATTGAAGTCCCTAAAGGTACTAACGGAGCTTATATCGGTAGCAATAATGCCTTATCTTACAACGAGAAAGAACTATTGCTACATAGAGGGATGAAGATGGAAGTTTTAGAAGTTGAAAATACAGAAGGCGGTATGAATTATGCAGGATTTAATAGCATCACAACTAGAATCAAAGTCCGAATCGTCGGAAGAGAACCGAAAAAACTCGACTTTGATTAAACGTTTTAATAATGAAAATCAATATTTAAGAATTGAAAGAAAGGAGTAACTGATGAACAAGTACAAAAAGTTGATAGAATTGATTGAAGGTAATGGCCTTGAGATACAATCTAAGAAATGTTACGACCCACAGAGTGCTTGGCATGGCGAGGAGTTATGGATTGTTGATAAGAAAACCCGAAATAAAATTTTTGATTTATCGGGTAATGGTTACTGTTTTCATGACGATAAAGTTGATGAAGCCATTGAAGAAGTTGAAAAGTATCTGGAGTTTAAAAACATGAATACTTTTGACGCTTTCAAAAAATGGGTAGAAAAGAATGCTAAAACTCAAAAGAATGCATAGGAAGGAGTAAAAGCATGTTTATTTGGGAATGGGTATCAATCGCTTTCGGGTGGTTGGTATTCTTTTGGTTATTCGTTTTAATTGCAGGAACTATTCTTGCGATTTTAACAGGCTTCAAAAACAGAAAGTAGGTGGTCCAACATCTTGACTTGCAGGAATAGACTGCTATAAATCACTGTAAATTGCTATAAACCGTGTCGAATTCGATGCGGTTTTTGTATTTAAGAAAAGGCGTAAAAAATGAAAGTTAAAGAACTTTGTGACGCGATAGAGGAAGAAGCTAACATTTCGGTGTATCACAACAATGAACGATTAGACGGAGACTATCCATGCGATTTCCTTGATTGCGATTTGATTGTAAAAAGAATTTCTGTGATAGCTTGTGAAGTTATCCTTATAGAAGCTTAAAAAGAAAGGGACAGAAAAAATGGAACCTTGGAAAGAACGATTTAAAAAAGAATACTACGAATTGAGAGAACGATTCCAAAAGTTAGACATGATGATTGGCCAATCCGAAAAAGGACAACTAGAGTTCGAACCTAAATGTCCTATCGATTTGTTAAAAGGTCAGCGTTCGACTATGTGGAATTATTTAAAAATTCTAGAACAACGTGCAAAAATTGAAGAAATTAAACTGTAGAAACTAACCGTATGGAATCCCGTACGGTTTTTATATTGTCCAAGCATTGAAGACTCTAAAAGCTATGGAAAATACAGTCGGGGACGACTTTAAAAATAGGAGGTTCGCAATGAACGAAGAAACACAAACAGTCGAAGTCGAAACGGTTGAAGAACAAAAGGTACCTGCAGAACCTGCACAACAACCGCAAGACGAGAAGAAGTACACGGATGCAGAAGTCGATGCCATCATCGATAAGAAATTTGCTAAGTGGAAATCAGAGCAAGAAGCCAAAGAAAACGAAGCTAAGAAGCTTGCCAAGATGAACGCTGACGAGAAACAAAAATATCAGTTAGATCAGCGTGAGCAAGAACTGGCTGACCGTGAACAAGCGATTGTTCGCAAGGAATTGACCGCAGAGGCTAAGGCAATGTTAAGCGAACGTGGCTTACCGGTTGAATTAGTGGCAGTGGTTGATTTATCAAACGCTGAAGTCGTGACTGAATCAGTCGCAAGCATTCAGAAAACGTGGGAGGATGCAGTCCAAAAAGGTGTATCTGACCGCATGAAGGGTAGCGCACCTATCAAGACTGCGCCACAACAATCAACAGGGCTCTCAAGAGCTCAATTTTTCCAAATGAGTCATTCAGAGAAGGCTGCATTGAAGCAGTCAAATCCTGAATTGTATAACTCATTTTTGAATTAACCAACAAGGAGAATTTAATAAATGGCACAAACTAAAATCGCAAATCTTGTAAATCCCGAAGTAATGGGAGATATGATTGCAGCTAAACTACCAAAGAAATTGCAAGTAATTCCATTCGCAGCTATCGACCGCACGCTTGAAGGTGTGCCAGGGAACACAATCAAAGTTCCATCTTACACATACATCGGTGATGCTGAAGATGTAAACGAAGGTGTAGAAGCTGGCGTTGTAGTTCTTGGAACATCAACCAAGACTGCTACAATCAAGAAGGCTATGAAAGCCGTTGAATTGACGGACGAAGCTGTATTATCTGGCTACGGTGACCCAGTTGGCAACGCAGAGAACCAACTTGCACTTGCTATTGCTGCTAAAATCGATAATGACGCAATGGATGCCCTTCTAAAAACAAACACTCGTAAATTTGACTCAAAAACAAAAGCAATTAGCTATGATGTAATCGTTGATGCAATTGATCTGTTTGAAGAAGAAGTCAATACTGAAAAAGTTATGTTTGTAAATCCAAAGCAAGTCACAACTTTGCGTAAAGACCCAAACTTTATCTCAGCAGATAAATATCCAAATAATGTTGTAATGACTGGCGAAATCGGTATGATTGCAAATACACGTATCGTTGCGACTAGTAAGGTAGCTCTTGATACTACTAGCGCATTCTACACATGCCCAATCATCAAGCTGACACACGATGACGAAACCGAACAAGACACTGCTGCATTGACAGTTTACATAAAACGTGATCCAAACGTCGAAGTAGACCGCAAATCTTTGAAACGTTCTACTGAAATCTCAATTGACGAGTTTTACACAGTCGCAGTTTCAGATGATTCTAAAGTCGTGCTTGCTGAAATCAAGAAATAAGGTCTGACCTATGAAAGTCAGAGTTAAACAAGCTTTCAATGACTGGCAAGCGAAAGTGAGACGATGTGAGAATGATGTTTTTGAGATAACAGACGAACGTTTCAACGAATTGTCACACAATCTCAAGAGTGAGTTTTCAGTAGATATCGCAGACGTTGTCGAGATCATTGACGAAATCGAAACCCAAGGAGACGAGACGACTCCTTACGATTAGGAGGTCTTATGGAACTTGAAAAACTAAAATCATTGACGGGCGAGAGCGACGAAACAGTCCTCTCGTCTTTGCATTTAAGGGCTGAAAACATCATTTTATCTGAGACGAACCGAGAAAAGCTGACGCCAGCGCTTAACAGGTTACTACCTGAACTTGTAATTGAGCTCTACAATCGCACAGGAAGCGAAGGAGAGCAGTCTAGGAGCGAGGGTGGTATATCTGTTACCTATGGCGAAAACGGATTGTCTATGGGCCTTTTACAGCGTATTCGGATGCATCGCTTAGCAAGGGTGGCAGGTCATGTTTTTGAAAAAGAGTAGACTGAAGCCTTACAACCTCAAACGGTTCAAGAAGACCGTGACAAACGAGGGGGTTGCTAAAGAGGGATATACGGACGAGGTTGAAAAAGTACGACTTGAATTGTGGCCAGCGACTAGCAATCTACAATCTGAGATTTACGGTGACCGAGTCAACGATATCCTAAATGCAAACGCGAGCAAGGATGCAGATATCAACGTCAAAGATGGTGTCTGTATCGATAACAAGACGGATGTCACACATCGGGTTATCTCAAAGAAGATATACAGCAAGCATCAAGTTTTGGAGTTAGAACGTGTCAGGTTTAATCGGAGCAGATAGCTTAATCGCTAAGTGTCGTAAGCTATACGGTGCAAAGAGTAACGAGATAGTAGGACAAGCGGTTTTGCATGCTGCTAAAACAGTCGTACAAGCTGAAGCAAAACTCAGGGCGCCCGCGAATGAGGGTGAGTTGAGAAATAGCATCAGAGTGCGATTAAAAGTAAACGGCAACAAGATAACAAGCGAAGTCTTCACGAACTCAGACCATGGCGCCTATGTCGAACTTGGTACAGGTCCAAAAGGACAAGAGAATCATTCTGGTATATCACCAGAAGTGAGCGTGTCTTATCGGTCTAGTCCTTGGTACGTGCATGAAGACCAAATCAATGTAGGGCCTTACCACTTTGCCAAAAGAGGGGAGTTTTACAAGATGTATGGTCAGCCTGCGCAACCTTACTTGTATCCTGCTTTGAAAGATAACCATGACCGTGTGTCAAGAAACATCTCAAAATACGTTAGTAGAAAGATAAGAGAACAGATAAAATGATTAATATTAAACCCTTAATTTTTAAAGAATTGCAAAAGGTCGCAGATAATGTGACTGATACTTATCCAAGCGATTGGGAGACTTTCCCAGTCGTTATTTTTTTGGAAGAACAGAACAAGCCGGGCGATTGGTTCGATGATAAAGAGCAAAAGTCATACGTTCGTTATAAAGTTGATATTTTTGACAATGAAAGCACAACTGATTTATCAATTAAAATCAATGAGATTTTCGCTTTGTCCGGTTTACAAAGGACCGAGTCACAAGATATGCCTGATCCGTCGCATCTGAGACATAAAGTCATGCGATTTGAGGGTGTTATCGACCCAAAAACACAGCTTGTTTATCAATACAGAATGGAGAATTAATATATGTTAGCAAACGGAATTAAGCTTGCTTTTAGTAAAACTAAAGGCGATTATCAAAATCTTGTAGGTTTGAAAGAAGTACCTGAATTTGGTATTGAACCTGAAAAAGTCGAGAATACGACTCTTGCAGATAAGGTTAAGAAATACGAATTTGGTATTGGTGACGCTGGGGAACTTGAGTACAAATTCGCTTATGACAACACAACTGCCACTTCACCTTATCGTGTCTTGCGTAATGCTGCAGACAACAAGGAGAAACTCTACTTTGAACAAACCTACCCAGACAACACCAAGGTTACTTTTGAAGGTCAAGTGTCCGTTAAATTGGGCGGTGGCGGAGTGAACTCCGTTATCGAATTCACGCTCAAGATTGCCTTGCAGTCTGAATTGACATTCGTTGATGGAATTGGAGGTTAATAGATGGCTCTACCATACGCAACTTGGAAAGTTAGTGAGGATAAGGAATTGAAACTCCGCCTCACATCTTTGCAAGCAACGAAAGTTGAAGAGAAAATCGGAGCGAACTTGCTCAAAGTATTCATGCCCGCTGAAGGTGAAGCCTTTGCTTTACCGCCTCTAAAAGTCATGCTGTTGTTGACTCATGGAGCACTTCAAAAATTTGAGCATGGACTCTCGTTTGAAGATGTATCTGACCTATACGACGACTATGTTGATAATGGCGGAGATCAGGCAGCATTCATGGCAGATGTTATCTTGCCGATGCTTCAAGTATCGGGTTTTATGCCACGGGAGAAGGAAGGCAAGAAGAAAACTCCCAAGAAATCCAAAGCCAAAATGGAAGTAGTCGATTAGAACAGACTACGGTTACATCAGTAAAAGAAATGGTTGAGAGGTTATACCCGATGTTTTTGGACATTGGGGGCAAGCCTCTCGATTTTTGGGATTTAACGGTACTTGAAATCAGAGACATGATTGAAAGCTATAATCGTGTCACAATCCAAAAGCAAAAAGAAAAAATTGTTGAATCTTACAGACTTTCGCAGATGATAGCAAACAATGTATCCTTGTTGCTTTCAAAAGATGCCAAACCGCTTGAAGTATGGGATTATGCTCCTGAACTTTTTGAGAAAGAAAAAGAGCAGGTCGAACAAGCGAGACGAGAGCAAGAAGTGCGACTACATAAAGAGCGCATGCGCATGTTTGCTGAAGGTCACAATCGAAAAATGAAAATGAAAGGAGAATAGATGGGAGTTACTCTTGATGAGCTCAAGGTTATGATTGATGCTGAAATCGCACCTTTCAAGAACAAGATGAAAGAAGTCGAGAATAAGGTCAAAGATGCCTCTAACAAAGTACAGTCATCAACCGACAAAATCAAGGCGCAATCTGGATCCATGCTAGGTGTATTTGGTAAGCTAGCTAAATTCGCTGGCTTTGCTTATCTTGGTAAGAAAATGCTTGATGTCGGTATGTACTCTACGCAGATGGCTCTTGAAGTCACGGCATCGGTTAACCAAATTAAACGTCAGATGGGCGAGAGCTCACAGACATTCTTAAAATGGGTCAACGATAACGCGAACGCTATGAATATGGGCGTTGGTGAAGCGACAAAATATGGGGCGGTATATTCAAACCTATTTTCTGGTTTTATCAAAGACTCGAACAAGCTGAGCGCATATACTGCTAAGATGCTTCAGACATCAGCAGTTGTTGCTGAAGGCTCAGGCCGTAGCATTACAGACGTTATGGAGCGGATTCGCTCTGGTTTGCTAGGGAACACGGAAGCGATAGACTTTTGTCGCACCGCTTAGAAATAGGCGGATTAAGAACTTACCAAAATCGGTAAAACTCTAAACTTTAATTTGTAACTTCGGTATAAATGTGATATAATATACTTAGTTAAAAAGAGGTGATATTATGGGCATTATATACGAAATTAAATGTACCAAAACAGGAAGAAGCTATTTTGGTCAATCCAATAATATAAAAAGACGATTCGATGACCACAAATACAAACTTCGTCATAACCAGCATTATTCAAAAGAAATGCAAGATGATTTTAACTTGTTTGGAGAATCAGAGTTTCAATTTTCTATTTTAGAAGAAGTATCTGATAACATCTTAGATGAGAGAGAAAGTTATTGGATATCATCATCTGACAATGTATATAATATTGAGGGTGGAGGAGTTAAAACAAAGCGCATTGCTGAAAGCACTAAAGAGAAATTGAGTGTTAAAGCAAAAGCGAGATATAAAACTCACGCAAAATATTTTAATAACCCAACAGCCATTAAAAAACGGTCAATATCAAATACAGGTAAAAAACGAGATGATGATTTTAGAAAGAAAATGAGTGACATCGCTAAAAAAAGAACAGGTTCTAAAAACTCATTTTTTGGTAAAAAGCACTCTGAAGAAACAAAACGAAAAATCAGTGAAGCTAATAAAGGGAAGTATGATGGTGGCAAGCCTAAGATTCCTATCGTAGCTATTCATCTTGAAACTGGAGCAACAAGGGAGTACGCATCAAAGAGTGATGCTTCAAAAGATATTTTTCCAGCTAGGTCTTTTATTGACAAGGTTTTGAATGGTGAAAAGAAACATTATAAAGGGTACACTTTTAAAGAATTAAAACATGACGATACCGAGGTAAATTAAGCAATTAAAAAGGCTTAATCACCGTAGAGCATAGGGATTGAACCTGTGCTTTTTGTTTTGCCAAAAAGTACAGAATAAAATATCCCCACGAGTGGTAAGCACCTAAACAATTCGGTTGTAGGTGAAAATATATGCCGAACTTACAAGAAATTGTAAGAAGTATGGATAAAAAGCCATGCGATAACATTATTGAGAAGATCTAGGAATCAACGTCAATGTGGCCATGATTCAATCGACTGAAGCGTTTAAACGCTTTGCGAATGGACAAAGCTGGGACCAACTCGACTATCAGACTCAACAGCAAATCCGTTTAATGGCTATCTTGGAGCAAGCGACTGCCAAGTATGGCACGACCTTGTCACAGTCAGTCAACGGCAGTATCAGTCTATTTAAGTCGTTGCTGAAAGACTCAGCTCTGAACATTGGTAACGCATTCTTGCCAATTATCAATGCGATTATGCCAGTCTTGAACTCTTTTGCTATGGTCTTGAAGAACGTGACTGCTAAACTCGCTGAGTTTATCGCCTTAATGTTCAACAAGAAAGCGACTGTTAAGGACGGTGTGGCTGGCGCAGTCGGTGATATGAACGGAGCCTTACAAGATGCAGCAGGTGGCGCAGGCGACCTCGCAGATGCTATGGGTGATGCTGATGATGCTTCGGGCGGTCTAGCTGACAATCTCGGAGACTCCGCAAAAAATGCCAAAAAAGCAGTCAAAGAATTGCTTGGACTAGCCGGTTTTGACGAAATCACACTCTTGAACAAGAAAGATGATTCGGACGACGGCGGTTCAGGCGGTTCTGGTGGCGGTAAAGGTGGCAAAGGTAAGAAAGGTAAAGGTGGAAGTGGACCTTTCAAAGACATCTTGCCAGAAATAGCTTTTACCGACATGGATAACCAATTCAAGAGCATTTTCGACGGTCTTGGAGATAAGTTAAAAGGTCTAACCGACCTCTTTAGCAAAGGGTTCTCTGCTGCATTCAGATCCGAAGGTTTAGAACGCATTAAGATTGGTCTTGGTCAAATCAAGACTACACTTGAAGAAATTGCTACTGACCCACGGGTAGTCAATGCCTTTAATGGCATGACCGAGAAAATCGCTTATGCGCTAGGGCAGATTGCGGGCTCTATCGGCACGGTTGGAGTCGGCATTGGTGTCTTTCTTGCTGAAAGCATTGCAAATGGCCTAGGTCGTCAAAAAGAGCGTATTATTCGCTCGCTTGTAGCTCAATTCGAGAACACGGGCAATATGTTTGCCTCCGCTGGAAACATCGCTCAGGCATTTGCAGATGGCTTCTATGACGTCATAACATCAACTGGCGCTGTTCGTATTGGAAGCTCGATTGTGTCTGCTGTTTTAGCTATTCAAGCTAGCATTGTGGAGATTGGTTTCAAACTCGGCGGCGACCTCATGCAAGGAATTGAGCGAATTGTCACGGATAACATGCCTGGTATCGCCAATGCACTTTCGAACGTTCTATCTGCCATCGCTCCTGTTTTTGAGAGTGCTGAACAAGCAATCAATGATATGTCAGACTCAATCAGTCGTGTGTATGATAATTACATTCGTCCGTCGATTGAATCATCAACGAAGGCTATATCAGGTATTATTGGTTTGTTTGTAAATGGGTGGAACAATCACATCCAACCTGTTATAGAGAAACTCGGTCAAGGCTTCTCGGACACAATTGGCAAACACATTTCTCCATTTATTCAAAAGATTTTGGAGATGGTCGCAAGTTTTCAAGAAATGTCACAAGTCATCACCGCCTACGTTGCACCAGTAATTGGCTTTATCGTTGAGGAACTGACGAGAGTTCTAGCTCCAACTCTTGAATATATTGGGGAAGTCTTCCGCATCTTATTCAACACAGTCGCTGATATATTTGGAGGCATAGCTGACTTTGTTAAAGGTGTGTATGATATCATCACTGGTATTCTTACGAGTGATATGAGCAAGATTTTCGACGGTTTCACTGAAACAGGTGATGCTATCATGAACATCCTATCAACGCTTCTCACAGCCTTGTTAGATTTGACAGTCGCAGTTTTGAAAGTTATCTGGGACACGATTGTAGCAATCTTCCAAGCAATTTGGGATGGTATCGTGGCCATCTTCACACCGATTGGCGAATGGTTCGCAGAACGTTGGATTGATATCACGGTTGCTTTAGCGAATGTCGCAGTTTGGATTGGGAATATGTTTCAAAAGGCGTGGGACGCACTTACAAGCATATTCTCGTCAATAGGCACTTGGTTTGGCGAACGCTGGAACGATGTAACAACGGCTCTTTCAAATGTTGCGACGTGGTTCGGCAATATCTTCAGAAGTGCTTTCGATGCTGTCAAGAATGCTTTCAGCTCAATCGGTAGCTTCTTCAGTGGAGTTTGGGATACGGTTCAAAGCATCTTCGTAAACGCTGGTCAAATGGTTGGTAGCGCAGTGGGTGGAGCTTTCAGAAGTGCAGTCAATGCGGTTCTTGGAACGATTGAAAATGTAGTCAATGGCTTTATTGGAATGATTAACGGAGTTTTGGATACTGTCAGAGGTCTTCCAGGGCTAGGATGGGTCGGTAGTGTCGGCTATGTAAGCCTTCCACGCTTAGCTCGTGGTGGTATCGTCGATAGTCCGACAGTAGCCATGATTGGTGAAGCGGGTAAAGAGGTAGTCATGCCACTTGAAAACACTGGATTCTTGCAAACCATGGGGCGTATCGTAGGTGGTGCGGTAGTTAATGCCTTGGGTGGTGGCTTGCCACAATCGGGAGGCTTCAGCGGTAACGGTGACATCGTTATCCAAATCGGCGGTCACGAGTTCGGTCGTGTAGCTATCCAAGAAATCAATCGAGAACAAGAACGTGCGGGACAAGTCTTGCTTAATATCTAAAGGGAGGTAAAATGGCACACTTAATTATCAACGGGGTGGCTGTTAAGCCTCCTCAAAAATTTCAAGTCGGTATCCAAGATATTGACGGAGAAACAGGTCGTAACGCTAACGGAGACATGATGCGTGATCGTATCACGACCAAGCGAAAATTAGATTGTGAATGGGGAATGATGACTCAGGAAGAAATGAGTCAGCTTTTAAATGCTGTATCGCCTGAATTCGTTGAGGTATCTTATCCGGACCCGATAAAAGGACAAACCACTAAAACGTTTTACGTCGGAGACAGGACAGCTCCAAGTTATTCGTTTACTGAGAAGTTCAAGCCTTGGTCTGGCGCCAAATTCAATCTGGTAGAGAGGTAGGTAAAAACATGGATATATTTAGACGTAAAAAATTTGATGAAGCTATGTTTGCTAAGAACCGTACTCTCGCTATCAGAGTAGGGAAGTATCAGTCAAGCGATATCAAAGAAGCACATTTTGATTATGGCTATATTAAGGGTGACGCTTACAAGCCGGGTGGAACGTGTGCTGGAAGCGGTAAGATTACATTCACAAGTGTTATCACTACATTCAACAAGCTAGATAAGATTTATCCTGAAATTGGCCTTTTAGTAGATGGTACTTACGAATGGGTCAAAATGGGTGAATACTTCATCAACGATATTGAGATTGACCGCAACCGTAACACGACTGCGCTTGATTTGATGGATGGGATGTTCAAACTTAATCGCGAACACGTCACAGATTTAACTTATCCAGCAGAAATCAGGCACGTTATCAAAGAAATTTGTCTGAAGACTGGTGTAGAGTTAGCAAATGAAAATATGGATATCGCATCCATGAATTATGTGATTGAGACGAAGCCAAAAGAAAAGAAGATGACATTTCGAGACGTTTTGAGTCTAGCCACTCAAATGCTCGGGATGTCTTGTTTTTTCAATCGAGAAGGGAAACTCGAGATCAAGGAATTGACTGATTCAGGTATCACGATTACGGCAGATAGCTACTTCATGCACGGTTTGACCAAGAGTGAAGTTCAGTATCAGATTGCAGGGATAACTTGTAAAAAGGGCAAAGAGACTCTTACGGTCGGTATGCGTACTGGTCGGTCATTGGAATTAGATAATGTCTTCATGACTCAGAGCGCTTTGAATGACCTTTATTACAAGCTGAAAAACCTAACTTACTATCCATATAACCTCAACTATCAAGGACATCTCTTGCTTAATGTGGGCGAATGGGTGGCTATCAAGACAAACACAGGCGAAACGTTCAAGTCGCCAGTCTTGAGTCAATCATTCACATTTAAGGGCGGTCTGCGTGGCCGAATAAGTGCAGACAGTAAAGCTGGCAATGATGCGCAGTATTCATACGCAGGAACGCTCACGAAGAAGATTGAGCAGTTCAGCGAATTTGAGAAGCAAATTCAAAACCAACTTGAAGAAGCAGACAAAGGCTTTGACAAGAAAGTCGAGAAAATCAAGAATGACTTTAACGACCAAGTCGAACTGGCCAAGGCTAAAGCAGAAGAAGTCAAGAAAAGTCTGACAGAGACAATCAACCAACGTTTTAGAGATTTTGATGGCGCAGGTCTTCGAGATATCAAAAAGAAGGCAGAAGATGCTCTTGCGAAAGCTGGTACCGTATCAAACACTGCTCAAATCGCAAAGCTTGGATCCGATAAAGCAATCGCTGAACTAAATGATTTTAAGAAAAAATCTCAGAAATCTTTAGAAGAATTACAAACATACGCTCGAAACGAGAGCGTAAAGCAATCGACTGCTGTCAGAGAGTTGGTGACTCGTGATTTTGTTGGAAAATCTACTTATAAGGAAGATGTGAGAGGTATTGAACGACGGTTTGGTGAGATAACAACCGAAACGGACAAAAATGTCTCTTCGAAGATTGCTCAGTACAAAAAGACAGTTGACGGACAGTTCTTGAATATCTCATCTCAGTTGGATAGCAAAGCTAATCTAACAGACTTTCAACGGGTTCAAGAGACCAGTAGACTCTATGAGCGCATAATCGGTAGTAGCGAGTCTGACATCGCTGAGAAAGTCGCTCGCATGACTCTGACAAATCAGCTATTTCAAGTTGAAGTCGGCAAGTATGCCAACGCTGGCGGTCCGAATATGCTCCGAAATTCGAGAGCAGACGATGGTTTGAAATACTGGTCTGAAGCGAATGGTCGTTTGGGGTTCACAGCTCACTCGTTTTATTTTAACGGACAGAAGCGCATGTTTGAATTGCGACCAGGCGCAGTCGTTAAAAGTAATCGTTTTCTTGTAAAACGAAATACAGACTACATTTTGAATATTCTAGGTTTTGATAACAACTCGAAATATTTTAGAGTGTATTTCTGCAAGCGTAAAAAAGATTCAAGTATGAATTTTCAACAAAAACAACTTGTATTTGATGGTAAAACTCGTTGGGTTGATGGTTCCGTCTTCGATAACAGTCGAGCAGTAAAGAAAACGTTCAAATTTAACGTCGGTGACTACGATGATGGCTATTTGCAATTCGAGTATGACCGAAACAACCCAGACAAATGGGGCGGTCTGTTCATGACCGAGCTGGATTTCTACGAAGGCTCGACTGACCGTCTTTGGCAACCCGCTCCCGAAGATGCGACTCTTGAGACAGATAAGACTCTTGAAGCGACTCAAACCAAACTGACCTTACTTCAAGGTTCGTTTGCGTTCCAAAACTTGACAAGTCCAGGAGCAATCGTTTCACAGATTAACGCAACGAACAATCAAATCTTGATTGAAGCTGAGAAGATTCGTCTGAAAGGTAAGACCTTGCTTGATGAGTTGACTGCTATTCAAGGTTACTTCAAACGACTATTCGTGGGCGAGGGCAACTTTGCCAAGCTAAATGCTGAGATTATCGGCTCAAAGACTATCACAGCAGACAAGTTGATTATGGACCAAGCAATGGCTCGAATGTTCGTCTCAAGCGATATCTTCACGGATACGCTTGCTGCTAAAGAAGCCTTCATCAACAAACTTAGGTCAGTTGTAGTATCTGCGACTCTTCTCGAGGGTTACAAAGGTAAAATCGGTGGCTTCCAGATTGGTACGCACGATAAAGACCCACATACTTTTTGGATAACAGGATCAAATAGTTTTAGAGTCGGTATGGGTGATGTCGGCCCAGGAAATTGGGACCAAACAGCCCTTTGGGTGAATTGGGGAGATGACTGGAACAAACCTGGTGAAAAAGCGTGGTTTGTCAACGCTCGCGGAGAAATGAAGTGTTATAATCAGGCGCATTTTTGGAATGTTCCAGTTATTCACGGGGATTTGCATGTTGGCGGGAATATTTTTTACCAAAAAGATCAATATAACAGAGGATACTGGATTTATTCTCCAGACTACAATAGAATTGCTCGGTCAAATGGATACGTGTATTTATCTGGAGAGAACTTTGGAGGTTCCGACTGGATACCTTTAAATAAAGAAATCTCAGACCGTCGCTACAAGCATAATATCGAAGCTAGTACAGTCTCAGGTCTTGAGGTCATTGAGCAACTCAAGACGTACAGCTATCGCAAAGAATACGATGGCAAAATCGAAGATATCGCTTGCGGTATCATGGCGCAGGATGTCCAGAAATACATCCCAGAAGCATTTTATGAAAATCCTGACGGCGCATACTCATACCGAACATTTGAACTCGTGCCTTACTTAATTAAGGCCATTCAAGAACTAAATCAAAAAATAGAAAAATTGGAGAAAACAGCATGAATGAACAAGACAAACAAATCAGCAGTCTAGCGATTAATTCGCTAAGTGAGAGAGTCGGCAAAGAAGCTACTCAATCAGCTATGACAGAAGCCCTCTACACAGTTACTGCAATGGAGCTCGAGCAGATGAAGCAAATCATCGAATCGGATGAAGCACTTAAGGCGAAGTTTGAAGAAACGAAAGGAAAAATGACAAATGGCAATCAATAACTATGAACTTGTAGGCAAGCCTTACACACGAGGCTTAGGCGATAACACGGTTACAGTCGTTGAAATTCGTCTTTCAGAAGGTAATCGCTACAGTACGAATATGCGTGAACTTGCAGGAGACCGCACGACTGAGCAAGAGGATGTCTTGATTCAAGCAGTGCTAGATATCATCAAGGCTGAATTAGATCCAGCAAGCGCTATTGTTCAGACTCAAGCTAAACTTGAAGAAGCGACTCATAAACTTGCTGAAACTGAAGCGAAACAGACGGCAACAGACCAAGCAGTTAAGCATAATCAAGAAGAAACTGACCGCTATGGTAAAATCATCCATGCGGTCGTTTTAAATGCTGTAGCAGGCAAGACAATCGCTTATGGAACTATCTACAAGGAATTGGTAGAGTTGATTCCACTTGCTGAAGTTGGTAAACATTATATGGCACATAACTTGATTACTATCGCAGACCCAGCGCACGTTGAAGTGAATGGTGAAGGCAAGCGTGTCTTGGTTCAGCTTAACCGTGAATTTACTTACAACGGTGAACCTGTCAGCGATTTTGCTCGCAACGGTCGCCTTGAGCTTGACGGAACAGGCGCAGCATGGAAGTATGAACCTAAAGAATAGAGGTGTGTATGCAAATCGAATTTTTCAACTTTTTAAGAAGCGTAGTCCAGACCGAGGACGGCCTGGTATTGTACGCTCTAGCTTTGATTGTTTCGATGGAAATCATTGATTTCTTGACTGGAACGATTGCTGCTATTGCCAATCCTGACATCGAGTATAAGAGCAAAATCGGCATCAACGGGCTCCTTCGCAAGATTTTAGGGGTTCTCTTGCTGATGATCCTCATCCCAATGTCTGTACTACTGCCTGAAAAGACAGGCTTCGCATTCTTGTATTCTATCTATCTCGGATACATCGCATTTACTTTTCAATCTCTCATTGAAAATTATCGCAAATTAAAAGGAAACGTTACTCTTTTTCAGCCAATTTTAAAGGCGTTTCAACGCTTGTTTGAAAAAGACGAAGATAAAAACAAAGGAGAATAACATGCAACAAATCAATGAAATTATCGCAAACGGAGCAATCAGCATTCTTGTAATTTTGGCAGGTATCGCAGTCAAGGCGGTCAAAGACTACCTTATCCAAAAAGGCGGTGAAAAGACCGTCAAAATCGTTGAAATCTTGGCTAAAAACGCGGTCAATGCTGTGGAGCAGGTCGCTTCTGAAACTGGCTACAAAGGCGAAGAAAAGCTGGAGCAAGCCCGCACTAAAATCCGTGCTGAGCTTGGCAAATATAACATCAACATGACTGATAAGGATTTAGACACATTCGTCGAGTCAGCGGTTAAGCAGATGAATGATGCATGGAAAGGGGTAGTAAACGATGGTCAAAATCATCAATAATACAATTTTTAACGGTATCGCTGGCTCACGTCCGACCGAAAAACCCAAATACTACATCATGCACAATGATGCAGGCTCTATGAGTGCTGAAAGCTATGTAAACTGGTTGCAATCGCGATATGACAATGGCCAGTCTGAACTTGGTTTTGCTCATTACTACATCACAAGAGATGCAATTGTGCGAGTCGAAGACACATACAATGGCTCATGGTCTGCTGCTAACTACGATGCTAACATGAACTCTCTTAGCTATGAAGTATGCCAGCAGTTAAGCGCATCAGATGCCGAATTTATCGAAAATGAAAATATGGTATTGCGCCAAATGGCCGAAGACATGACTTACTACGGTGATACTCCAAACTATTCAAATATCAAGTTCCACAATGAGTTTTCAAGCACCTCGTGCCCTGCTCGTTCCCTTGAATTGCATGGTGGCTATAATGATAGCTTGCGTAACTATGTGATTGCTAAAATCAAGCATTATCAATCGCTCGGTTCAACTGTTCAAGAAATGCTCGATAATGAGGGTAACCAGGAAGGCTGGAAGAGAAATTCAACAGGCTGGTGGTATGTCAACGCAGATGGAAGCTACCCAACAAATAAATGGCAGAAGATCAACGATGTCTGGTATTACTTTGATAGCAATGGCTACATGAAGGCTAACTCATGGCACAAGCACACAGACGGCTACTGGTACTACTTGCTCCCAAGTGGAGCCATGGCTACTGGTTGGGTGCTCATCGCTAACAAGTGGTACTATTTCAAAGAAGATGGTAAAATGGCCACTGGTTGGGTTAAGTACAAGGAGCATTGGTATTATCTCGATGCCAAGGATGGCGATATGAAATCCAACCAGTTCATCAAGTCAGCTGACGGATCAGGCTGGTACTACCTCAATTCAGACGGCATAATGGCGGACAAGCCAGAGTTTACTATTGAGCCTAATGGGCTCATCACTACGAAATAATTTTTTAAAAATAGAAAGGAAAATTTCTAAAATATTGTTCTAATTGTTTAACCGCAGGCTTAGGCTTGCGGTTTTTTTGTTTGCTCTGAAAAATTGACTTGTTGACATCAACAAATAGCTTTATAAAGCGCTTGGTTGCCAATTTTGTTGATGCCAACAAAATTGCTCTGAAAGTACTTTCTAAAATAAAAAAACTTTAAATATTTTTATTAAAATGCTTGACGAACGTCAAGTATAGTGATATACTATAATCAAGATAAGGAAACGAGGAAATCAAAAATGAAAAAAGAAGTTATGACACTAGCATGGGAAATAGCAAAACGTGGCGCTAAAAGATTCGGCGGTTCAACAGTTGAATACATCGCAGAAGCTATGAAAATCGCATGGGGAATCGTTAAATCAGAACAAGAAGAAACAGAACACTATAACTTAAAACAATGGCATGCAGTTGAAGCAAAAATGCGCCAAGCTGGTAAATATGGATACGCTAATATGCTCGGTGAAGCTAAAGAAGTGCACTTCAACGAAGTGATGCACAAAGCTGGCGCTTACTACGGCATCGAAGTTATTGCAGACGGTTCTAACTACGGAACTTACTATATTTCAGAAAAAATTTGGGGTTAAGGAGAAGAATATCATGGTTACTGAAGAACAATTAAAAGAAGTGCTTGTTGGCATTTATGAAACAGACTATAAGGATGAACAAACGTTTGAAGAGTACGCAGATGGCTGGGATTTTTGGATTGACAAAGATGGAGACATCTTAATTGAGGGGCGTGGCATGAAACCGATTGACGGAGTTCAAAAAGTAGGTCACGTAGATAACGGGGTGATATATGCTTATTAACACGTCACGAGTTGAGATGGTCTTAATGAATAAGGCTATCTCAGCTTATCGCTTAGCAAAAGAGATCGGCATACAGGAGAGTTCAATTTCTCTCTTGAGAAATGGCAAAAAGGACCTTAACAAATTAAGCCTTGAGGTAGCTATGAGAGTTCAGGCTTGGATTGATGCCGGAAATTATAGTTTTAGCTACGATTACAGTGAACTAATCGAAGAGTTAGAAGCAGGCATAGAGGAAGGGCTGGCAGACGAATATATTTATATTGTTCGTGGTGAATACAACGAAGTCATGGAGAAGTGCATGATTATCGACTATTATTATGATCCTGAAGAAATTGCAGAAGGCGATATTGCTGAAAAAGTCTTGACTAGCTCGGCGCTTGCTGAAATGAAGAAAGATAACGAGATATTTTAATTAAAATGAGGAAGATTGATTTAACAGGCAACATTTACGGCCGTCTGACTGTTATCACAGATGATGGTTCAAGAACTAAGACAGGAAGAGTCTTATGGTTGTGCGAATGTTCTTGTGGTAATAAAGTTCACGTTCAATCCCAAAATTTAAAGGATGGTCGAACCAAATCTTGCGGGTGCCTTAACGACGAGAAGAAGCGTGAGAGATTCAAAGATTTATCAGGAACTGAAACAGATAACTTCAAGATTGTTGACAGAGCGTATTCTAAGAATCAGCGTGTGTGGTGGAATTGTATCTGTAAGCATTGTGGCCAGAGCGTGATTCTTAATAATAATCTTATTGGTCATCAAACTTCATGCGGTTGCAGACGTGGAGCATCTAAGGGCTATATGGACTCTATTCGAGATCCTGAGAGTCGAAAATCTACGAAACCAACTGTTAGGAGTAGCACTGGTGTTCGAGGGGTCTATTTCAACAAGCGAAAGAAGAGATATCAAGTATTCATCAATGTTGATAAGAAGCCAAAGTATTTAGGCAGTACCTCATCTCTTGAAGAGGCTACGAAAATGCGCCGTGAAGCTGAAGTCGAGTATGGTTACAAATAAAACAGTGATTTTTTCACTGTTTTTTTCTTTTTTCTACGAATAGATAAGTAGGAGGAAGAAAACATGAACATTTTAAATATTGAACTTGCGAGCATAGAGCAGACCGATTTAGGATTTGAGCATTGGGTAGATGTGACTTACACTGTTCCAATTTTGAAAAATGAGTACACGGTCAAGCTATTGCTCCTTATGGAATGCAGGATAGAGGATCAGGAAGTGATTGAGTACCTGGTCAGCACCTGGAAATATCGTGATCTCGTGTTGCATTCGGTGAGGATGTATGAACTGGAGAGGGAAGGTGCATAACTGTGGAAATATTTTTTATGTATTTTGCTCTAACTAATCCTTATTGGGCGCTTGACGTCTACACCAGAATTGCACAAAACCAACAATGACAAGTCGGTAGCGCGAGCAACTATCGCTGTGAACCGTCGTTACAAAGACCAAAACGGGGAACGTGAAACTGACTTTGTCAATTTGGTTCTTTGGGGGAAATTGGCTGAAACCTTGGCAAGCTACGCAACTAAAGGTAGTCTTATCTCTGTGGATGGAGAACTTCGTACCCGTCGTTTTGAGAAAAATGGTCAGATGAACTATGTGACTGAAGTTCTTGTGACAGGATTCCAACTCTTGGAAAGTCGTGCTCAACGTGCCATGCGTGAAAATAATGCAGGACAAGATTTGGCGGATTTGGTTTTGGAAGAGGAAGAATTGCCATTTTAAGCATTAAAAAGTCTGAGTTGGTCTCAGGCTTTTTTATAATGTATAAATGTGTTACAATGAACTAGTTGAAACTTTTTGGAGGTTGGA